ACAAGTTTATAAGCAAACTCAGGTATTTTTTTAGGATCGTTTGCAGCATTTATGCATTCGTTTAATGAATGATAATGAGGGTCCTTGAATACATACGCCTCTTGATAACCATCAAGACTCACTCCAGCAAAAATAACTACCATTAACCAATAACTCATTCTAAAATCACCTTCTTTCTGTTCTCTAAATGCTGTTCGGCAATCTCTTCTTTTGATTGACCATAATATTCAACAGCATGATGTTCTTCTATCATCTTTTGATTTACATTAGTATCAAAACACCATACCTCTCCAAGTATTCTACCAAACTTTCCTTTTGCGTCTTTATGTGTTTTAATCTTTACACCACCAGCAGTTATCCATTTCTTTAAGAAAGCTGCTGCAGCTTTTCCATAAACTTTTTCTTCTTTATCACTTGTTCTGGATTCTGGTGTATCGATTCCATATAGTCTTACTCTTTCATTTCTCAACCATATACCAAAACCAAGATCTAGATCTACATCGATAGTATCACCATCGACAACTTTAATTACTTTTGCTTTATATTCATGCATTTTCTATTCCTTTAAGATGTTTTGAGTGTATCTTTCCGCCAATAAACTCGTTATAGTATTTATCGTCAAATAAAACTTTTCTATCAATTTGTTCTTTCATCTCAAAGTACGTCATCTCACCTTTAGTTTTGCAAAGTCTTATTATTTCTCTTTTAAATCTTTCTCTACCATTCTGTTCTACAAGTAGTTTTACTTCATCATTTGATCCAAAATAATCTCGCCAGTCAGAATCTCTTTTAGAATGACGCTTATTGACTTTGCCTTTTAAGGGACGAAGTTTATGAATCTTCCAAAAGAGTTTCTTTCCAACGTATTTCTTTTGATTAGATAGATCTGTTATGATGTAAACAAATCCAGCATAGTTGTCATATGAATGTTCTTCAGGTTCAAATATCTTATCTTCATAATACCACATAATATTATATATTAGGACGAAAAGTTATCCAATATCCTCCAAAAACATGCATCGCTTCTTTATAACGTTTTTTTCTTGTTTCTATATCAATTTCTTTATAGCTATCTATATCAATCACGTATATGGGAGCAGAATTAGTTTTATAATCACGATGACTTGTATCTACTACAAAATTTGTTGGATAACAATCTAAAAATGTCCATGCATTTGATCGACAAACTAAAACATCATAAATATGCTTCATATCATGTTTTATAGGAGGTCGACCCTTGATGTACTCACTTTGAATTATCATAGTAGATTCTTTGACTTCAAATTCAAAATAAGGAACTCTTATTCTTCCTTCAAATTTATCATTTTTTAATTTAAGTAATCTTTCTGAGTGTATCTGTGCATCTTGAGCATTATTATATTCTATATGTTTTAAAACTGAAAATGACGTTCTTTTTATATGTTGATACTTTTTTTGTCTGGGATAAGTAAGTGAAGCCCATTGTCTTGAACTAAACTTACTTCGAGGTAATTCGTCCATTATTAAATTCATTCCATTTTTTAATTCTTTTTTCAAAATCGTGAGGTCCATAACTATCAAGATCGATTACGTATATTCCTGATTGATCAACAACAAAATTGCAAGGGTGATAATCTATGAAAGTGTAGGACCCTGGTCTCAGTACTAATTTATCATACACATGTTCCATGTCTTCTTTACTTGGAGCAACACCTTTTATGTATTCGCTTTGATATATTAAAACACAATCTTCTGTTTTAAATTCAAAGTACGGTACTTTAATCCTTCCATCATTTTCAAAATTATCTTCTTTTAATTTTTGAAGTCTATCAGCTTTTCTCAACGCTTCATATGATGAAGCATAAACGTTATGCTTTAAAATTGAAAATGACGTTTTTCTATAGGTTTTTTTATTACTATCTAGATATTCATATTCACGTGAAAACTTATATCTCGGTATGTCAATCATCTTCCTCTACATCTTTTACAAACTCAGCATTTATCTCAGTTGAACAACTAGGACAATACTGTGGTTCATACTGTGAAGTTATGTGCGATTCGGCTTCACAGTACTCACACTCAATAAAGTATACTCTTATGTCTGGCATTAGAAATCAATTTCACAACCACCACCAGCACATGCAGCAGCACCTAAAGTATCAACTTCAGTGTATTTCTTTTCAGTAAGATCTTCTTCCCAAGATATTGGTTTAAAGTTCTTATTGATTTTATTCCACTTGTGCAATAGATAAGAATCTTTTAAACAGTATTCTGCCTTTTTAATATCACCATCTAAATAATTCTCTGCAAAAGAATTGAATCTACGAACCCAATCTTTCTTAATAGCATTATCAGATGTTTCAAGAGAAAGATCGTCTCCCATTCCTTGAGCAGTCGCACATGCCTGCCATAGATTTGGAAACGCATCCAGTCCATCAACTACCAGTCCTGATGCAAATATTGCAGCAGTGTCATACTTCTTAACCATTTCTTTGGCAGAAATAACTGCGGTATTTGGAGCTTGGTTATAGTCTTTATCACCAGTCATAGGTAGAAAAGAGATTCCAGCAAAAGAGTTTCTATTTTCAAAAACATACTTTTCAACCTTATCCCAATCATCAACTATGATTGTGTTAGAAACGTTATGTCTTACTCCTTCATCTGCACATAGTTCAACATTCGTACCAGCTTCAACCCAATGCTTCTGAGCTAACTTTACTTTTTCTAAATGATCTACACCCAATAGCTCATCTTTAAATATTGAACCTTCTTTTGGAAGAATAGGAAATGAAACAACAACGTCTGATCCAGTTGCTGACCATACAGAGTCTTCAACCATAAAAGGATTAGAAGCTTTAATAGCAGCAGTAACTTCTGAATCTTTTGTCATTTGTACGTTTCTGATATACATTTCAGAATGTTCAGCATGAATACCAGATCCAGTTTGTAATAATACTGAAGCATTACCCGAAGGTTTTACACACGTGGTCCTGGCTGCAGGATTAATTCCAATAGCTTCCGCAACCTCTCTATTAACTTCTTTAACAATTCGAGCTCCTTCTTCCAATACCTCTGCATCAAATAATACGTCTGGGTTATTCATCCAACCCGTAATAGATGCACCAATGAGTGCTTCTCTATCGAAGATCTTTTTACTTGTATCACCTAGAAATTTAAAGTCTGTATATCCAGCTTGAAGTGTTCCAAGTATTGAAGCAGCTCTACATGCTTTAAAGAACTCTTCTTTTGATGTACACTTACCACCGTTTATTTCTGTTAAGTTACATCCCTGCCAACCAGACTTTCCTTTGATCTGTGGAAACATTCCGATCTCAACACACGGATTAGTTGTATGTTCTTTTGAGTTAACAAAAACAAAACCAGGCTCACCAAACTCTCTAACACTTTGCATAAGTTTATTAAATTCTTCTGGTGAAGATTCATTTCTTACGATGACTGCTGAGTTGTTTGATCTTCCTCTTTGTGGATTATCCATAAACCAGTTACCAGTCTTTGCATTCATCATTTCTTCATCGTCAGGTGAGAAAAGACAAATGGTAGCAGATCTACGTACACCACCACTTAGTACAGCATCTGCTGTATACATGACAATGTCATACACCTGAATAGGTCTTAACTTCTTAGGATCTTTAGTATCAATAATTTCTGCTTGTAATAAATGTTCGATTTTATCAAGTGCAAGTCTTAAACCGTCTGGTCCTGGCGCTTTAAATCCACCAGATATTTTTGCACCTTTTGGTCTTATTTGTGACAGGTCAAAGTATACTCTACGTCCTGCATACTCTGAATGCTTACCACCATTTACAAAATATGATGATAATAAAACGTCTACTGCAGTAGCCCAACCTTCGATTGAATCTTCTACTACATGTGTCTTTGGTTGTTTTGATCTTGCTTGTATCTTTGGTAGTTTCTTAACGTGATGTTTTTGTACTGAGAATCCAGCACCTGCACCACAAAGGAGAATATAAAATACTTCTCCAAAGAATTCTGGTCTATCAGCATAAGAAGATGTACAGTTATACATTCTCATCTGATGTTTTAATATTTGCTCTCCACCAAACTGTAGAGCTCTTTGTGCACCTAACACGTATTGTTGTTTATAGGCATCTCTTGCTTCTTCTACATATTCTGTTATTTTGTTCATTTTGGATGAGTAAAACCCTTCGTGCATACTCATTACTCTATCTACCGCTTCATCCCAAGTCTCATATCTTTCCTGCTCATCATTGAATCTCGAATAGCCGTCATAAAACTTAGCTTCGGACAAAAGCTTCCTTGTATCAACAAACGTTGTTTGCATCGCATGTCCCTTCTTT